TTAGAGAGCACTCCAAATCTACTATCACTTGCTAATGTAGCTAAGTTAACAGTTTCAGCTGAACTCATAAACGAAAAACCAGAACGTCTATTCTTTAAATAACACATACCATAGCATCGCTGATCTGCTTTGCAAGCTTCCCAAAATATAAAGAATAATCTATTTGCCTCTCTAAAGTCTGGTGCACCAACATCGATCTTGCTCCATTGTAAGTACATGTAATAGCTACCAGGTAGGTAAGTTGGCTTACCGTTATTCATAAACCAAAAGCCATTTTCTCTTCTATCAAACTCTTGGTCTATATAACTGTAATGCGTTTCTTTAAATTGTTTAGGATAATCCTCCCAGTCAAACCTAGTTTTTATTTTTTTAAAAGCATCTGGCACTTCAAACTTTACCCACTTTTGTTCAGTCTTTTTGTTAGAACAACTAAATACATCTTTAGGTGCTTTAGGTAAAGCTATTTTTAAACCTTGTATTTCTAGTATCTCACCTATTTGACCAGACTTAGATATAACCACTACGTCACTTTCTTTATCATAGCCATACTTCCACTTCTTACCTTTATTAAGGCGGTTAATGGTAGTTAGTTTTAAAGGTTGTATTATTTTATATAAAGACTGCTCGTACATTACTTACTTCTTCCTTCAGCAAATCCTTGAAATTTAGGTTTACTTTCTTTTGGTTTATCTAAATCTTTCAATATACGCTCTTCTTCCTCTATTCTTGATAGTATTTCAAAAGCGTCAAATATAGCTAACTTCTTAGTTGCTGCTGCGTTCTTTAATCTATCAGCAGATATATCGTCATCAGAATCTACAATAGGTTCCTTAGCGACTTTAATTAACTCTTCTACTGCTCTCCGCCCAGCTTGGATTATATTCTTCTTCGTTTCCTTTGTATTCATATTCAATTGTAATAAAACTATTCATAACTCTATATAATCTTTCTCCATCTACAATAAACTCAAACTCACTGCTAGGTCTAAAACCTACTAACTGTGTAGGTAAAAAAGTACCGTCAGAGTATTTAACTATACCAACTAACGGTCTTTCTTTTAGTATAGAGTATTTATCTATATTTTTTAAAGGTTTAACAAAAGTATATCCTCTTGTGCATTCCCAGTTTGTATCTTTATACATAAATATTTGATCTGGCCCAGCAAGATACTCATCTTCGTTTAAAAAACCTCTACTGTTTTTTTCTACACCTTTAACGTTATGCCAACGTCTAAATATGTTATGATGAACTATTATTTCTTGACCTTTTTGTAGGTTATGTACATTATCAATAGGAGTAGAGATAACAATAGCTTTACGGTTAATATATCCATGATTAAATATCTCGGTATTAACTATTAAACTTTTGCCATCAGCTACTTCTACAGAATTATTATATCTTTTACCTAAAGGTTTTATTATGTAATCATATACTGGTTTCATCAATAATTAAGATCATATTCGACAGATATTGCCATGTTCTTATTGAAGTCTTTCCAAGGTATTACTACATTTTGCTTGCGAATATATATGGAGTACTTTTCTTCTTCTTCTAGTATATCGCATATCGTATGACCACCATAGACATCTTGACCAACCGAATAATGCATTGAATCATTTTTATAGTCTTTACCTATGGTAATCTTTCTAATTACGTGGCTGTCCATCTTCAGCATAATTTATAGTGCCATCAACTAAACTTACATCAAACGTGCCATACTTTTCACTAAACTGACTTTGAATTTGAGATATTCTTTTTTGTATATTCGAGTGTTGATGAACAAGCTCGTGCTTTTGAGTTTCGATAGCACCTATTCTAAACTGAACAGCATTGTTTTGGTCTACCACTAATTGTAGATCTTTAAGTTCTTCCTCAGTAATTTTTTCTGCTTTAGGTTTTAAATCTATAACCTTTTCTTTTGTTTTTGCCATAATAAAATTTAATTGTTAATTGTTAATATCCGAAATATAATATAACGGCAGCACCCGTGCCGTTTAGTTGAACTTTGTTCCATCTACCAAATATAGCTATACCAGCTGGAAATGTTTCGTTTGTTGCTAAAGCGTCCGCGTTGGTAGCGTTAGTATTAGCTCCAGTAGTAGAGAAATATTTAGAGTCGTCACTGTCAGCTGACTCTAGTTTTGTAAAAGCTGTGTCATCATCTAAGCTTAATATTGAAACTATAACCTTACCGGTTGGTGGCTCAAACTCACTAGTGTCATTTAAGTATGCACTACCCATTTGACCAAAGCTATACGCTGAAGCTTGATATATACTCATTTTTTTGTCTTTTCTAGTGATCTACCACCAAAGTAGGCTCCTATCACCGTGATTAATACTAATTGTAATAAGTCAGTCCACTTCTGTTCTACATTAAAAGTTATAGCACCAGCGTCAATAAATATCATTAACACTGTTGATACAACTAAAAATATAAGAACTAGTGGTCTAACATTTTTAGATAACCAAGAGTCAGACTTCATATCAGCCTCCCATCTATTAGTTACTTGCTTTTGTAATTCTAACTCGTGATTAGATATTAATTCTTTTATCTTGTGCTGTGCGGCTAACTTCTCTTCTTTAGAAGTAGTAAGGTTATCTAAAACCCCACCGACATCTTTTATAAGTTTACCAGCCCCACTAGAAAGTATTTTTTGAAATACGCCCATTATTCCTCTTCTTCAGTTAAATATTCACCGCAAGTACCGCTATAATCAACATACCCCATAATTGGGCATTTACTGTCTTCGCAGTGACCATCAAACTCTTCGTTGCACTTTCTACATTTATTGTTCATATCTATTCATTATCTCTTGCTCTCTTCTCCCAAGGAAAGTTCATACTACCCTCTTCGTGCCATTTACCGTTGTACTTAATCTTACCATTTTTTCTATGATAAGTCTTACCGTTATATCTAACGTAGTCATCTCCATAAGATAGCTTACCTGACTTCATGTCTTTAATATGCTGCATCTCATGATTAATAACTCTTTTCTCTAGTGCGCTACCTTTCTTGACTGATTTATCTATATCTATAGACCCGTCGTCATTAGCTTTACCCATAACACCAGTCTCTAGTTTTTTTCTAAATATAGGTGTGTTCTTAGAGTTTCTAATCTGTCTACGCTCTTTACCTAACTTAAAACCCATTATGCCATCTGTGATTTAGGTTGTTTCTTTATTTTATCTACAGCTTTATCCTTACCTTTAACAGCTTGAGCAACCTGCTCGCGCGCAGACTCTTCAGCCTTCTTCTCTACTACATTAGCTCCAACCTTCTTAGCCTTATCCTTAACGTTAGATTGAGCAAACTCTTTTAACGCAGCTTTATCTTTTTTAGCAACATTAGAAACATAGCTTTTTGCAGCTGTTTTAGCTTTAACACCTTCTTTAACAACTTTAGTAGCGTCAGCTAATTTGTCAGCTGTTTTAGCTCCTTTAGCCGCAGCTATACCAGCTTTAGCTAACTTAGCACCACCAACAGCTAATCCAGCACCTGGTATTGCAGCTGCCGCATTTAAAGCAGCATTAGCAGTATGTTCTTTAAATCCCGCTTCGTCACCTGTAGCTTTAGCATAAGCTGCTCTACCTCCTGATATAGCCGTGTTAGCTAAGTCAGCAACGTTACCTAAGCCTGGTACCATACCAGCAACTGATAAAGCATTTTGACCCATATCCATAACACCACTCCAAGACCAATTCAATGGAGATGAATCATGTTGAGATTTGTTTCGCCTAGAATGCGGTACACCAGCTGCGCGAACCGCGTGACCTGCTTTTTTATTGTAAGCCATTATCTGTCTTTATCTTTAATCATATCATCTATAGCCTTATTCATAACTTTATCAGTATATGATTTGTTCTTATAGTAAGGATTTGTTATTGAAACAGGTATATCCTCTTCTCCAAGTAGAATTCTATATATCCTACTTATCATATGATTACACTTAAATGACGTTTTGTAAACAGCATACTTCATTGTCGTACGATTTCTCTCTCGCCAAACATCTATCCAACCATCTCTACGTAGCCTCTCCCATCTATGTTTATCCCATGAATAAGAATAAACACCATTAATAAATTCTTGGCGCGTAAACCTATTTAAACAGTTTAAATATATTAATAGTTCTAGATCAGCATCGTTTAAGTTGTTAGCTTTGCACATCCATTTTCTAACTATCCTATAATACTTAAACAGTTGTATTTGCTTTATGTCATCAGCTGTTATCCTCATCTACTAATACTACATCTCTTAAACGTATTACTCTATACATAAAATCTTCGTAAGCTATATCATGACCAGCGTGAGCATCATACATTACTAAAGTGTTTTCTTTAATTACACTAGCCATCTCACCAACAGATACTACTTTAGCTTTTTTATATCTATTATCAGTATCTGTAGAGTCTGTGAGTAGAAGACCACCTGATGTAGTCTTCTGCTCTTTTATTTTTTCTATAACTATATAATCATTAACTGCCTTCATTTACTCTTACGTTTGAAATTACACAATCAGCTGACATAATAGTTAAAGCTACAGACACAGCGTTCTTCAATGCTGTCTTAGTTACTAGCACTGGATCTACAATACCACTATCAACCATATTAACACATTTACCGGTTATAGCATCAACGCCCACACCAACGTCGCAATCCTCTTTACATGTAAATCCTGAATTTGCCAATATAGTATCATATGGCGATCTTATAGCCTCAAGCAGTATACCACCAGCTTTGCTGGTCAAAATTTTTTCCGATGCGTTAAGTAATGCAACACCTCCGCCCGGGACAATACCTTCTTGCAGTGCTGCTTTAGTAGCATATATAGCGTCTTCAACACGGTCTTTCTTTTCTTTAAGTTCAACTTTAGAGTCAGCGCCAACTTTAATAACACCTACACTACCAGATAA